AGGGCATCGGTGCCTTTATAACTATGCTAGCGGGCAAAACGCCTTCATGGTATATTCTGGGGATCACTGCCTGTTTATACATGAGTGTCCGGGCATGCGATTTGATACATAAGTGAAATTATCAGACTAAACGTGGAATTTTAATTTTAGGAATTACGTCAAGATGGAAAATGAAATGCATGAATTTATGAACTGGATCGCTGAAAAAGTTTTGGATCAACTTAAGTCACATGCTCAACAAAATATTGATTGTTCTGCACTAACTGATGAAAATATCCTAGAGACGCTGATGCTGATTGAAAAATCAATGAAATACATAGATCTTCTTTTAGAAAAAACCAGATCATTAAGAGGTTTTGGGTCATTTTATCCAATGGAATGCAAAAAGAAACTTATGACCATGAAAACTATATTAGAAATGGAAATTAAAAAATTTGAATGAAAAAAGACCAAGAGGAAAAATGACTATTAAAATAATATGTGACAACTGCAAAAATGATTTATCTTTTTCTGCAGGATCATACGAACATTCTCTTATTCTAAAAGATAGGCATTTTGGACCTTCTACAGATATGGTATATGATTTTTATTTTTACCCTTTTCTTGAAGAAGATAAAAATTTTTGCGGTTTTGCTTGTTTAAAAAAATGGTTAGAAAAAAAAGACCAAGAGGAAAAATGACAGATAGATATTATGCCTTAACCGTAGTTCTTGAAAAAGACATACGAGAAGATGATGCAGAAATGCTCATAAACGCGATACTCATGTTAAAAAAGGTTATAAATGTCGAAGGAAATGTTGCCAACCCAGAAACTTGGATGGCTGAAACAAGGGCTAAAAGAGAATTGGGAGAAAAACTTTGGAGAGTTCTTTATTCCAAAGATCAAGAGGAAAAATAATGCCGTGTTTTTGTTGGTATGATCCACCAGAAGAATCAAAAAAGTTAATCAAAAATATTTGTCAACAGATTGTAGATGAACTTAATCGTTTAAATAGAGATGGTGATCCTATAGGTTTGCAAATGAGAGATGTAAAAGAATTGCTAGACCATCTTTGGAATCCTAAGGAATGTAAAAAAGACCAAGAGGAAAAATGACTGATGAACTATTAGAAAAGGTCGTCCAAGAAATAGCATCAAACCATAGAAAGATTATAGATGACTGGTGCAAGGCATATCTAGCTCAACTTTATCAAGAGAAAGGTTCAATCAAACCTGCTGACTTCATTCTTTGTGAACAGGTTCCAACTTATCATAAAGGGCAAGACTGCATGGTTAAAAGATATTGGTTTGAGCCAAAAGACCAAGAGAGAAAATAATGGAATTAATCAACATTTGGGAACAAGAACCTCCTCGAAATACTAAAATTTTATTCATGCTTGGCGATGAGTCGATTCATGAAGGTATAATCTTGTCTGATGACAACCTCCCTAAATGTGATTTTTATTCATATATTGATCATAAATTTTATGAATGCGATTCTTCCGTACCGCTTAAATCTAGAGTAACGCATTGGGGACCGATTAATGAAGAATCAGACAAGGAAGAAAATGAACTGGATTAGCGTGGAAAAAGAACTTCCAAAAGGTTTAGGCGCTATTGTAAAAGTAAAAAGAGAAAGTGGCGAAGAATTAAAAGCTTATTATCATAGTGATAAAATGGCTTGGTTGGCGTTTTACCATAAAAAACACAAATGTTCATATTGGCAATGTTTTAAAACACGAAAATGGCTATATGATGTCACTGATTGGATGTCTTTAAAACCACCGAAAGAACAAGAGGGAAAATGAAATACATTCTAGTTTTAATGATCATATGCTATGCCATTAATGGTCCAACGATGTCAAAAGTTTATAAACCTGATAGGCCCCAAGGTGAAAATGGACCTTGTCAACCAAAGGAATAATTATGGCTCCTCCTATTGGACATCCTCCATATCCTGGCTGTGAAACAGGCGGTCGACCTCAGAAATGGACAGATGAAAGAATTGAAGAAGAAGCTCTTTTTCTCATCGAATGGGCGAAAAAAGAAAAATCTTTAGTCCTTGGTAAGCATTATGCTGAACGTGGATATACTTATGCAGAAGCCAGCAGATGGGCAAAAAAAAATGATTTTTTCTCTCATGCTAAAGATTTAGCTATGACTTTTGTTGGTTCCAGGCGCGAAGAAATGGCTCTTTTAGGTCAGATTGAACACAATATTGTGAAGTCTTCTTTAGGTCTCTATGATCCTGATTATAAACAATATCAAGTCGATCTAAAAGCATCCGATGAAAAAAGAAAAGCACAAGAATCCAGTTCCGTGTTAGAAAAAATTTGTGAAGCCATAGAGTCAAATAAAAATCCGATAAAGAAAAAAGATGGTTTTTTGTGATCTTATTTTTCATATTATTTGTTCTTATCTGGGCATTGATGATTTCGGTTTATTTGATCTTCTTAAAATTTTGAAAGGTATTATATGGAAGAAATGATGATCGAAAAAATAGATGAAAATATGAAAATAGTGATGAATACATTAAATCATTGCAATGAGGAGATCGTTTTACTTCGTAATGAATTTGCAGAAAGTTGGTGGTCTCATAATGGTTGGAAATTTAGGCACAAGAATAAGTTTGATGTTTTTTATCGTGCAAAACAAGCTTTTTTGTCTATGCCTATAGATTTAAGAGAAAATAGACCCAGTTCAGAAATATTAGAAAAAAGTTTTTTAGGAATTGCTGAAGCGAAAAATGGATGATCTTCCAACTCTTGAACAACTTTCTGATAAAAAATGGCGTCTTCAAAACCTCTATTACATTACCGATAAATCTGGCACTGAAATAAAATTCCAGTTGAATTGGGCTCAAAATGAATTGTATGACAATTTTTGGTATCAAATGCTTGTGCTTAAGGCGAGGCAATTAGGTTGCACAACATTTTTCTCAATATGTTTTTTAGACGATTGCTTTTGGTATAAAAATACATTTGCGGGTATCATTGCTCACCGCAAAGAAGATGCAGAAGATATATTCAAAAAAAAGGTGAAATTTGCTTATGACAGAATGCCCGATTGGACACGAACATTTAACAGTGCAACAAACGATCGCGTTGGAGAACTCACTTTCAAAAATGGAAGTAGCTATCGAGTATCTACAGGATTCCGTTCCGGAACATACCAAAGACTTCTTATCTCCGAATTCGGAAAGATATGTGCAAAATCTCCTGATGTGGCAAAAGAGATCGTTACAGGATCTCTCAACACAGTTAGTAGAGATCAGATCGTTATTGTGGAGTCTACTGCGGAAGGCCGAGAAGGATACTTTTACGAATTCTCAAAAGAAGCCGAAAGACTTGCCATTGAAAGAAAAAAACTGTCACAAATGCAGATGAAATTTTTCTTCTTTCCCTGGTGGCGTGAACCCGCTTATTCAGAACCTGATGAATCTATTGTTGTCACTCAAGAGATAAATGATTATCTTGATGGAATTCAAACGGAATGCAATACCATGATAAATTTTGATCAAAGACGCTGGTATGATCTCATGAGTCGCAAGAATGGCGATAGCATGAAACAAGAATATCCCAGCAATCCAAAAGAGGCTTTTGAAGCATCAAACGAAGGGCTCTATTATGGCAAACAAATATCGAAATTGCGGGCAGACGGCCATATCACTCGTGTCCCATATCAAGAGTGCAGTCCTGTACATACTAGTTTTGATATTGGCTTTGACGATCATACTGCTATATGGTTTTTCCAGCTTGCTCCTGGCGGTCAGATCCAAATTATCGACTATTATGAGAATTGCAATGAAGGCGCGAAATTCTATGTTGACATATTGAAACACAAACCCTATACATACGGGACTCATATTTTGCCGCATGATGCAGAAAATTCAAATGCAGCTACAGCCACCTCCTGGAGAGATGTTTTTCAGAATTTAATATCTGGATCTGTGCATGTATTGCAGATAAAAGAATGTGATATATTTAATGGAATTCAAAGCGTTCGTTCTATTCTTGGACGATGCTACTTTGATGAATCTAAATGTTCAAAAGGAATAAAACATCTTGAAGCCTACAAAAAAGAATGGAATGAGCGAATTGGGTCGTATAGGAATTGCCCTCTTCATGACTCTGCTAGCCATGCTGCTGATAGCTTTCGGTATTTGGCAACTGCTCTTGAGCTTGGGTATATAGGCGGTAAATATTTGACACCTGAAAAAGTCAAAGAGATGAGGAATCGACATGGTTTTAAATGATAGAGAAGAAAAACTTTCCAATGAAATTTCAAAAATGTCACAGACTATTTTAAATAAAATACTAGAGACAAGATCGAAAAAATCTAAAGATGATATTGAAACACATAATTTTATTGTAAATGTTATTGCCTGTATGTTCTCTATGTACTTAGTAGGCTATATTAAAAAAGATTCAAGAGAACATATTTTGGAAGTTATATTTTCTAAAGTAATTGAAAATATTGAAGTTAATCAAGACGCAAGAAGCTCTAATTGATGTTGCAAACCTCATAAAAATACTATATAAATATTTTTAATGAGGTGACCCATGACAAGCGGAATGTTGGAGCGATCTCAAACGCTTCCGAATATTTATGAATCCCACTATACCGATAACGATCGCGATATAGTCGCAGAGGCCGACGAGAGATACCAAATGAATCTCTCTGCGTGGCAACTGTTCTTTTGGGAACAGCTTATAGACCGGAAGATATATTTAGGCGATCAACGATATCTCAATCTTTATTCTGGTCTAAATTATGAACATCAAAAATTCATATTCAACGTGTCAATGCCCGTCGTCAATATGGTTTGTGGACGACAACGCCAACACCGTAAAGCTACACAGTTGGTGCCCGTGCATGGAAGCTCTGACCTCACCGCTAGCCAAGCAACTAAGGCAATCCAATCAGCCTATTATTTTGATGACACATATAACAAAATCAGCAATTGTTTTAAGGAATCTGCCGGAATAACAGGATTGGCATTATTGCATTCCTGGATAGATTATAGGCGTGATCCAATTTGCGGAGATTTACGTACAGAATGTTTTTCCGCCGATATGGTCATGATGGATGCTTTTTGGCGTGAAATGGATCTTTCCGATTGTCAGTTTATACGCACAAGAAAATATCTGCATAAATCACAAGTTAAGGAGTTATTGCCTGGTCGAGAGAATGAAATTGATATGCTTAACGACCAAGCTTATTTCGATACGAAATTTACATTTATGCCTCAGCAATATAATATAAGGCGTAAAGGTTTTCTTGCTTATGATGAATATTGGTATCAATCTGAAAGAATGGGGACATTTTTAGTCGATCCTGATACATATGAGAGTATAGAATTTGAGGGATCAAAAGAAGAGATTTCACAGCTTAAATCAAGATTTCCTCAAATTGTCATTGTCAAAGAAAAGGTTCCGACAGTATGCCTTGCGATAATTGTAAACAATGTATGTTTTTATAATGGACCAAATCCGCTTGGTGTTGACTTTTATCCTTTTACTCCTTTCGTTGGCTACCACGATCTTGCTAATAATAATTACTCTTATAGATACCAAGGCATTATTAGAAATATAAAAGACAGCCAATACCTTTATAATTACAGAAAACAATTAGAATTAGATTTATTAGCTGCCCAATTTTCTGGTGTGGATGTCGAAGAAGATGCTCTAATCAGTGATGATGATGCATTTAAAGTGGGTCCAGGCAAAGTAAGATTCCTAAAAAAAGGACGCATAAATGCTGTCGTTGATAAGCCAGGAGCTCACATTGACCCTTCTAATTATCAAGCTACTCAATTTCTTAAGGAGGATATACAAACCAATGCAGGAGTTACCCCGGAACTTTTGGGACAAGCGGAAGATTCGGATGTTGGCATTACAGAACAATTACGGCAGGGAGCTGCTCTTACAACTTTGCAGGAGCTTTTCGATAATCTGGACCTCTCACAACGCAATGCAGGCCGATTACATTGGGCTCTTATTCAGAAGAATTATACCCTTGGAAAAATCAGAAAAATGATCCAAGAAGAGCCTACGAATGAATTTAGAGACAAATCATTCCAGAAATATGATGCCGTAGTAACAAATGCTCCTCTGACTTCTACTACAAAACAACTTGCTTTCTTGCAAAAATATACTATGTGGAAAGATGGACTTCCAATACCTATCGATGCGCTTTTGGCTGATCTCACAATTCAAGATAAAGATAAGATGATCCAGCAGATGCAGCAACAGCAACAACAACAGGCGCAACAGCAAGAGCAGATGGCTCAATTACAAATGCAGAATCAAGCTATCGTTAACGAATCTCTCCAATCAAAAGCTATGAGTGATAGAGCTCTTGCAGAAGAGAGAATTCAAAAAGGACATCTTGAACAATTTCAAATTATGACCGCTCACAATAAAGCTGAACATGAAAAAGCAGCCGCAACTTTAGACACTGTTCGAGCTGCTAAAGATTTGGAATCTGTAGATGTTGACAATTTTGAAAAAATTGTTAGATTGATTCATGATATACAACAAAGTTCACAAACAAATACCGCTGAAAAAGCGGCTACAAATCAATAGAGGTTATATGCATAGCCATAAAAATACGTCAATGGGAGGCCGTGATGGCAAAGGAAACACTGGCCCAGATTATATTAAGATAAAAGAAAATGTTGATCCCAAGCCACCTGCTGGGGCATCAAATTCTTATGAAAAAGTAAGGGAAAAGATTGATCGTCATGATGAATCCTCCCTTGCTAAGCGTCCATATACACGCGAAAAGATGATGAATAAATAATAAGCCCAGTCTCCATTCTGGCTGCATCGCGCCCAGGCACACCCTTAAAAAAGGAGGGCGCATTATAACAAATAGGAAATATATGCCTAAGATCAAGATCATTCCTGAGGCTAAAAAGCCTTATGTACCAAATAATAGAGAATTGAGCACGGAGCAGCCTCGTTACAAAAACACTGGCAAGCCTCCGCTAGCTATAGATAAATCATTTAGCCCACAGGCTAAGAAACAGAGGGAGAATTAGAGATGAACGAAGTTCCAAAACATCTTCAATCTTATAATTACGAACCACCTAAAAAGAAAAAAGAGTCAAAATTTCAACGGGAATATAGGGAATACAAAGAAGGAAAAGAAAAATCTGTAAAAAAATCATCAGAAACACCAAAGAAAAGAAATATAGCAGATTTTAAAAGAAAGTCTAAATCAAATAGTTCTTTATATCCTAAAAAACTTATGGAAGAAGCTATTGATAGAGAAAGGCGTAAAGGAGATATGCAGAAAGCCCACAAGCACATGAAAGAGCATGGTGGATAGATGAAATGGATATGCATAAATGATGAACTTCCACCAAAAGATGGTCAATATTTAGTGACAAATAATCCTATAAAGAATTTGAAAGAAAAAGATTCTAATGATTTACAGCCAATTTGCCCCTGCTGTAGAATGGAATGTAAGTATTGCGAAGCTAAACAATCTCGTAGAGAATTTATTCATAGAATGGTTACAGGTAAAAACACTATCAAGCACATGAAAGAGCATGGTGGTTAATTGGATATTGAAGAATCCATTCTTGAATACTTCGAATTAGAAGACGGTGAGCAATTTTGTATTCAAACTAGAAATGAATTCTCAGATGAAATAACCTCTCAGATTTTGCTTGAAAGGAATTTAGCTATATGGCTTGCCAAAGAAATTTTGCAAACACTTGGAGATAATTAATGGAAAATGATTGTTTTAAAGATGTAATAAAAATAGGTTTAGATTCAATTAAAAATGAAATTAGTGAGCATGTCAATTCTGAATTGCGTAGATTCACTATAGAAATGAATAAAATCAGAAGAAATTATCAAAGTCATGGAATGACTAAAAATCTTCTGTGGTTTAATAAAGTAGAAGGATGGATTGCCTTTGAATATAAATTAAATGGCGAACATCACCATTACGAATATATAGAATTAAGTGACAAAAAACCTAGGAAATGGCCGAAATTATGCTAGGATTAAGTGAGAATGAATGGAAAGAACTCAAATCACAGCAATTAGAATACAATATTAGACAGTCTAAAATCATAGATAAAATGGATAAAGAATATGACTATGATCCCCCCAAAGATCAAGAAACTACCAAATCTCCACAAGCCTAAAGGCTATATTCAAAAGCCTGAACAAAGCTCTTCTCATAGCAATCGCAGCCTTTACATGGGCGGAGCTAAAATGGTGAGATAGTTCTAGCAAGTTATATGAGAAATCTGCTATAACTTTCGGAAATGGAAATTAAACAACTTTCCCATCAACTAAATAATCCTCTAACTTCTCTAACTTATCCCCAACATATTTCTTAAGCATCCTGACATAGTTTACATCGAACTCTCCAGGATGGCTCAAAATATATCCT